TCGAATTTGTTCGAGGCGATCCAAACTATTTTAAAGACTTACTATGAGTAATGAAGAATGGGTTTATCTTATTCTTGGGTTTTGGAGCTATAGCTTTTTAGCAGGATTTTATTTTGGTTAGTAGACAAAAAAAACTACAAAAACAATCAATCTATGCTGAATATGATGAAGATGGTGATGGTATAGTCTCTGACGAAGAGCTAAGTCATGTTGCCGATATTAAAAAACTTGAACACGATCTTAGGAAGCAGAGAGCTCAAAGGCGGATGGCAACTGCCAGTCTGGTTGCTATGGCTGCTTTTACTGCTGCAATGTTCTTTGTCGATCTCGAAAGAGTTAAAGCACTTGCCGATATTAGTAATCTTTTCTACCTCACTGGTGGTGGGATTGTGTCTGTATATATGGGTGCATCGGCTATAATGAATAGAAACGGAAAATGAAGCCTGCCTTTCTGCTCATGTGTTATTTGGCAGGTAATCCAGCGGGCACCTTGCATTTTCAGTCAGTCAAGACAGCAGACTATTTTAAATCCTATCTTGACAACCAGACTGTAAGGATTGGTGACGACACGAAAAAATATGACTGTTTCGTAAAGTTGGTAAAAGTAAACAAAGAAATGAGGTTATGGTAATGATACAAGCATTAATAGGTCCAGCAACTAAGTTGCTTGGAAAATTTATAGAAGATAAAGATCAAAAGAACAAATTGGCACATGACTTGGCAACCCTTGCTTCTCGTCATGCTCAGGAGCTGGCCAAAGGTCAGATAGCCGCTAACACAGAACAGGCGAAGCACCCAAGTCTATTTGTAGCCGGAGCTCGCCCAGCCATAATGTGGATCTGTGCTCTCGGGCTCCTAACGCAATTTTTTATCATGCCAATTGCAGAATGGGCAACAGCGATATGGATGCCTGATATAAGTTTGCCAAAACTAGCCACGGGTGAACTTATGACCTTAACCCTTTCGCTTCTAGGACTCGGAGGAATGAGATCCTATGAAAAATCAAAAGGCGTAGCCAGAGAGAACATGAAAAAATGACTAAGCTCTGTCTAAGGTGTAAAGTAGCCTTAAATGAAACAGCTATAAAAGACCTTTATAGGTGTCCTGTTTGTTTTACCGTCTCAGAAGAATTACCAAAAGATCAAACAATTGTTGAAGAACAAGAGTAAATCTGCTACCCTATATAAGAACATATAAGACAAAATAGGAAGTTATAAGTTAATTATGTCAAAAAGTGAGATTTATCTTGCAGAAGCTGTTTTTCGTATTATAAATGAAAGAAAGAAACAAATTTCTGAGGCTTTATTGTACGACAACGTAAAAAATATGGAACAGTACAGACAATTAATGGGTGAACGAAAAGCTTTAGAATATGTTGACGATGAACTAAAAAGTTTACTGGACCGTCAGGAGAAAGACGATGAATGATACAGCATTAGATAAAATGTATGTAGAGCCCCAAGAAAGGGTCCTAGACCCGAGTTTAGCAGATCAGAGCCTTATAGAGCGGATGCCAAGTCCGACCGGCTGGAGACTGCTTATTTTGCCTTACAGGGGCAAAGGAAAGACAGAGGGTGGGTTATACCTTCCAGATAAAGTAATTGAAGACAACCAAATATCAACTCAAGTTGGTTTCGTACTTAAAATGGGTCCTATGGCTTACAAAGACCCAGAAAAGTTTCCTTCTGGACCTTGGTGTGCAGAAAAAGACTGGGTGATGTTTGCACGTTACGCGGGATCAAGGTTTAAAATAGACGGTGGTGAGGTGAGAATACTCAACGATGATGAGATTTTAGCCAAAATACAAGAACCTGAAGATATTTTACATTTTTAAGAGGAAGCTATGAATCAACCAAAAAAAGAAGAACAATTAGATTTAGAAATAGACCAGCAAGAGGAGGCACAAGATGTTGAAATCACTGTCCAAGACGAGGCAGAAAATGCTGAAACTACAGTTGTACAAGAAGCTGAACCAGCTGAAGATCAGTTTGAAGAAGCTAAAAACAAAACTGAAAAGCGTATTAACAGGCTTACTAAAAAAATGCGGGATCACGAAAAAAACGCAGAGGAAGCCCTTAAATTCGCACAACAAAAAGAAAAAGAAAACCAAGAGCTAAAAGAACGTCTTAATAAAATGGATACCAGTTATTTAAGCGAATATACTGGTAGAGTAGATAGTCAGATGGCTCAAGCAGAGGCTACACTTAAATCAGCTATGGAGCTGGGTGATACAGAAGCCGCAGTTGCCGCTCAAAAACAAATCAGTCAATTAGCGGTCCAAGCTGATAGAGCTAGTCAAGCCAAAGCAGCACAAGAGAAAAAAGTAGAACAGGCTAAAGCACAGCCTCAGATACAGCCCCAGGCTCAACAACCTACTGCTCCACCACCACCAGACCCAAAAGCTCAAGCGTGGGCTGAAAGGAACGATTGGTTTGGTAATGACAGTGCAATGACTTATGCTGCTTTTGGTATACACAAAGAATTAGTAGAACAAGATGGTATTGACCCAAAGACCGATGAATACTATACTGAATTAGACAGACGTATGGGTGAAGAGTTTCCCCATAAGTTTGCTAGTAAGACGCAAAGCAAGAAACCCGTTCAGAACGTTGCTTCTGCGTCAAGATCAAGTTCTGGACGTAGTAGTGGGAAGAAGTCTGTCAAGCTTACAGCAAGACAGGTTGCGTTAGCAAAAAAACTAAATGTACCTCTCGAAGAGTACGCAAAATATGTGAAGGAGTAATTGATTATGGCAACACAAGACGAAATGTTTGAGAAACCTATTTCGAGGTCTCCTAGAACATCAAACACAAGAGAAAAGACAGCTGCAAGGAAACCGTGGGCTCCACCATCTATGTTGGATGCACCTCCTGCACCTGATGGCTTTAAACATCGCTGGATAAGAGCAGAAACCAGAGGGTTCAACGATAGTAAGAACATCTCTGCAAAAATACGAGAAGGTTGGGAACTCGTAAGAAAAGATGAATATCCAGATTTTGAAGCACCCGTAGTGGAATCAGGTAAATATGAGGGTATATTCGGAGTCGGTGGATTAATTTTAGCTCGCATACCATTAGAAACTGTTGCGGAACGTACAGCTTATTTTAACGAAAGAAGTGCGGATCAAATGGAAGCAGTAGATTCTGATATGATGAGGGAAAATGCTCACTCTACTATGACTATTAGTAGACCAGACCGTCAATCTCGCGTAAGTTTTGGAGGTAAAAAATCTTAACTTTAATCTTAACGGAGACTTAAATGGCTAATAACTTAACAGGTGGCTATGGTTTACGTCCAATAGGTTTAACAGGTAATGCCGCTAACACTACTGGAGCAACTCAGTACGAAATTGCGTCAAATAATACAAATGCTATTTACCAAGGTGGCATAGTTATTCCTACTGCGGCGGGGGTTATAGACATCACCGACCAAGCGGTCGCCCCACTAGGCGTTTTTTATGGTGTAGAATATGTCGATTCTGGCACGAAAAAAACAACATTCAAAAACTTCTGGCCGGGATCAAATAACGTTAGTGTTGATACAAACTTTCCTATTAAGGCGTTTGTATATGATAACCCAATGCAACTTTTTACAGTGGTTGCAGATGGAACAAACACTGATAGAGCAACAGCCTTAGCTGATATTTTTGCAAACTGTTCTATGGCAACAGTCAACGATGGAAGTACCAATACTGGTCAGTCCACCGATATGCTTGACATTTCAACAGCTGCAACAACGAACAGTTTGGATGTTAGAATTGTAGGGTTGTATGAAGACGAAGGTAATACAGATTACTCAGCAGTGGGTCATCAGTATATCGTACGTCTTCTAGGACACTTTAACTCAGGTGCAGCAGCTGCCGTTGGCACTCCTGCCCATACTGGTATATAAGGAGAATAGAGTATGGCTATATCAAGAGCACAATTAGCGAAAGAGCTAGAGCCTGGTCTTAATGCCTTATTTGGCCTTGAGTATGACAGGTATGAAAATGAGCACGCTGAAATATTTGATGAAGAATCATCAGATAGAGCGTTTGAAGAAGAAGTGATGTTAGCAGGCTTTTCAACTGCACCGACTAAATCAGAAGGTGGAGCTGTAAGCTTTGATGATGCACAAGAAACATTTACTGCAAGATATACACATGAAACTATCGCTCTTGCTTTCTCAATCACTGAGGAGGCTATTGAGGATAATCTTTATGATAGACTTGCAAGTAGATACACCAAAGCGTTAGCTAGGTCTATGGCACAAACCAAGCAGATCAAAGCTGCTGCTATTCTAAACAATGCGTTTAGTACAAGCAGTGCGATTGGTGACGGTGCTGCATTAGCATCTGCTTCACATCCAACCATCAATGGTAACCAAAGTAACATCTTATCAGTTGCTTCTGACTTAAATGAGACATCACTTGAGCAGGCATTGATTGATATTGCTGGTTTCAAAGATGAAAGAGGCTTAAAAATTGCTGTAAGAGGCACAAAACTTATAATTCCAAAAGAATTACAGTTTACTGCTGAAAGAATTATGAACAGTAATCTTAGAGTTGGAACTTCAGACAATGATGCAAACGCAATCAAAAATATGGGTATGTTACCAGAAGGAGCGGTTGTAAACCACTTCTTAACAGACACAGATGCGTTCTTCATCAAGACTGATGCACCAAACGGTTTTAAATATTTTAACCGTTCACCTATCAAAACAGCTATGGAAGGCGATTTTGATACAGGAAACATGAGATTTAAAGCCAGAGAGCGTTACAGCTTTGGTGTTTCCGACTGGAGATGTGTATTCGCAACTCCTGGAGCATAAAAATAAGTACATATTTTTAAAGGGGTCTTTTCAGACCCCTTTTTTTATGTATAATAGAAGTACCTTGACGAAGAATGAACTTCGACATTGGCCAAGACAAGGAGATAAATATGGCTAACTCAACTTTTTCGGGTCCAATCCGTTCTAAGGCTGGATTCAATTTAATTAATGAAAGTAGCAGCACTGGTGCGATCACAGAAACAGGTTTTTCTGTAAATTCAACAGGTCAGTTAATTTCATTAGGAACAAGAAAAATACAAACATTTGCGGGGACTCTCGCAGGGACAGACACTTCTTCTGCTTATGCAGACGGTGATGTGCTTGTTGAATTAGGAACTTTGAACACAGATCATCCAGACGATCTTGTAACAGCGACAAAGTTTTTTATTCATAAGGCAGTTATTGGTATTACAACAGCAGCTGGTCAAACTTTGGTAGGATCATTACAATTAAGTGCGACAAGTGGCACAGCAACTAACGCAGCTGTTTCTTCAGGAACAGAAATTGTTGGAGCAGGCGTTGCAGCTTTTTCACCGACTTTATCAGCGGCACTTTCTGTAACAGAAATTGATATTAACTTTAACGCTACGGCGGGTAACTTTCATGTGTTTGAGCCTAATGTCTCTGCACCAATTGCTAGTAAGCATTTATATGCCGCAGCTACTACCACATTAAATGCTGATGCAACTGCTGGAAGATTCACAGTAGAATTAGAATACTCTGTTTATTAAGGAGGCTTAAATGGCTGACGCAGTAACATCTCAAACTATTTTTGATGGCGACAAAAAGGTCATTCAGAAGTTTACAAATATTTCTGACGGTACCGGGGAGTCTGCTGTTAAAAAGGTGGATGTAAGTGCTTTAAATACAAATGGTCATGGTCAAACTTGCACGAGTGTAACTATAGAAAAAATATGGTGGCAGTGTGTAGGGATGAAAACTAGATTGTTTTTTGACGCTACTTCAAATGCTTTTATAATAGAGCTAGGTGAAAATCAAAGTGGTTATCACGATTATTCCGGCTTTGGTGGTTTAAAAAACAACGCAGGTTCTGGTGTAACAGGAGATATTCTTTTTACAACAGTAGGTCATACAAGTGCAGATACTTATACTATTGTGCTTGAGATGAGAAAGAACTATGACTAGGAAAAGGGACAAACAACCGCCTAGAACAAAAAAATATTACCGCTCCACTAAAAGTGGGGCGGGTATGACGGCAGCTGGTGTAGCTAAATATAGACGGGACAACCCCGGTAGTAAGCTAAAGACAGCTGTGACAGGCAAAGTAAAAAAAGGTTCTAAAGCAGCTAAAAGGAGAAAATCATATTGTGCTAGAAGTGCAGGCCAAATGAAAAAGTTTCCAAAAGCGGCAAAAAACCCTAATAGCAGATTAAGACAAGCAAGACGAAGGTGGAAGTGTTAATGGCAACTAAAAGAGAAAAAGATTTTTTACATAATTTAGACAAAAGAATGTCAGTATTAGAGGAAGTTATTAAAAGGTTAGAAAGCAATCATTTATCACATTTACAGGCTCAAATAGACAAAATAGATAGGCGTGTGTGGATGTTAATCGCAGGAGTAGTGTTACAATTAATTTCAATAGTTTTTATTTTTGTGGGAGCTAAATGATGGCTTTAACGGGTGTAGCAAAAAGAAAAGTAAAAAAAGTACAAGGCAAATTAAAAAAAGCTAGTAAAGCTCACGCTAAACAATCAAAAATATTAGGCAGTTTACTAAAAAATGGCACCAAAAAGAAAAAAAGATCCTAAAGTTGGAACAGGAAAAAAACCAAAAGGTTCTGGCAGACGCTTATATACGGACGAGAACCCTAAGGACACGGTTAGCATTAAATTTGCTACGCCGGCGGATGCCAGAGCAACTGTTGCCAAAGTTAAGAAAATCAATAAACCTTTTGCGAGAAAGATACAAATCCTTACGGTTGGAGAGCAAAGAGCAAAGGTAATGAAAAAAACTGAAGTTGCAAATATATTTAAAAGAGGTAAAGATAGTATAAGAAAACAAAGGAGCACAGCATGACCGTTGTTAGAACTGGACCCAAACCGGGTAAACAAAAGGTTACATATTTTAAAAAAGGCGGAGCGGCGAAAAGTAGAGGCAGTAAAATTTGTCCAGCTGGTAAAGCTTGGGCTAAAAGAACTTTTGATACATACCCGTCAGCTTATGCAAATATGGCGGCATCGAAATATTGTAAAGACCCTAATTATGCAAAAGGGGCTAAAGGTAAAAAGTAATGGGTGCTCTTAAAGATTGGGTTAAACAAGATTGGGTGCGAATCGGCACTGATGGTAAGATAAAGGGCAAATGTGGGACTTCTAAAGATAAAAAAAATCCAGACAGATGTTTGCCGAGATCAAAAGCAAATAGTCTATCACAAAAAGAAAGAGCTGCTACAGCAAAAAAGAAAAAACGAGAGGGGTCAAAAGGCAAAACTTTTGTATCTAATACTAAAGCAGCGAAGGTTACAAAGATGGGAACAGGTGGAGCAGTCCCAAAAACAAAAGCAAAAAGACCCTTTAAAGGCAAAGTAAAAACAGGAAGCGTAGTAGCTAGAGGCTGTGGAGCAGTCATGGCTAATAGAAGAAAACAAACAAAAGGTTCAGTGAGTAGTTAACAAAGGAGGGCAATATGCCAGGACATACAAAAAAGAAAAAAAACATGAAGAAAAAAGGTTACGCCAAAATGATGGGGGGTGGTGTTGCCGGTATGAAAAAGAAAGGTTTTGCTAAAGGCGGAACAGTTAAAAAGATGAAAGCCGGTGGTGCAGCCGGTATGAAAAAGAAGGGCTATGCTAAAGGCGGTGCCGTCAAAAAGATGATGGGCGGCGGTGCAGCAGGCATGAAGAAAAAAGGTTATGCTAAAGGCGGTGCCGTTAAGAAAATGAGAAGAGGCGGCCGAGCATAAGTGCCCTATCTTCAAAGTAACATCCCGCATTTTAAATGCTGGGTGAGAAGAGAATATACGCACAATCATGAAAAATATCATGGTGAATTTATTCATGCTATGGCTATTGCAGTCACTACTGTGCCTGACAGATGTTTAAGTTTTCAAATGATATTTACAGGATGTGAGTCAGATTTTGATGAAAGTCAAAACGTAAATGGCGGAGCCATGTGGGCTCGTATGCCAATCACAGCTTTAGTTGCAGATACTCCTTTAGATAAATGGCCAGAGCCCATGCCTGTTCATTTAGTTCAACCTTGGGATTGTAGTTCTCATCATCACTCAGTAATAAAAATGGATCGAGTAAGCTCAAGTCCGTGGAAATGTAAAATAGACGGTAAATTTTATACAGGAAGATATTTATTTACTGTAGATTATACAGAGTCTGACATAGCAGATGATCCTGCACAACATAAACAAAGTCATGTCATTGAATTAACTGATGCTGGTAAATGGACTGGAAATATAGTAGCATTACCTAATAACAGGGTTCGTGCGACGAGTCCTGCGTTATGGGAAACCGGTGAAGGTGCTCCTGATTTTAAACCGAGCCAGTGGATTCATAATGCAGAATGTGATAATAGTTATATGGACCCAAGTGTTACGTTTGATAATTTGTATAAGGATTAAATATGGCAACTTCAAATTCAACAGACTTCGAGCTAGATGTAGCTGAATATATTGAAGAAGCTTTTGAGCGATGTGGCTTAGAAGTTAGAACAGGGTATGATCTTAAAACAGCAAGACGCTCGATGAATTTGATGTTGGCAGAATGGGCTAATAGAGGTCTTAATCAATGGACTATTGAACAACGCACACAGACACTTACGGCCGACGATGTTGATTATTCTTTAGGAACCGATGTCATAGATATTCTTTCAGCCGTTGTAAGAAGAAGTAGTGTGGACTATAGCTTGAGTAGAATTAGTAGAGATAGCTATTTATCAATACCTAATAAAACTACAACAGGGCGTCCAACACAGTTTTTTTTAGATAGACAGATTACACCTAATTTAAAAATATGGCCTGCTCCAGAAAACAGCACGGATGTAATCCATTATGACGCTTTGACTAGAATACAGGACGCAGATGGTTCGGTAAACACTTTAGAGGTCCCTTTTAGGTTTTACCCTTGTTTAACAGCTGGTTTAGCTTATTACATTTCCTTGAAAAAAAATCCAAACTTAACACAAATGTTAAAGGCTATTTACGAAGAAGAGTTTGAAAGAGCGATGGGTGAAGATAGAGACAGGTCAAGCTTTACAGTCACACCTGAGTACAGCTATCTAAGGAGTAATTGATGGGACGGTTTGCTACAGGCAAATACGCATACGGTATTTCAGACCGTTCAGGTATGAGATATAAACTTAGAGACATGAAGTTAGAGTGGAATGGATCTTTAGTAGGTCCAGATGAGTTTGAAGCAAAGCATCCTCAATTAGGTCCTTTTCATGTACCCTCTGATGGTCAAGCTATAAAAAATGCTCGGCCTGCAAGAACTGAAAACCCGATTGAACGATTATTAAACCCAGATTCATTTCTCTCAGGATCTTCAGGTTCAGCTGTTATAACTGTTACAGAGCCAAGTCATGGTAGAACAACAGGCGATACCGTTAGATTTAAAAAGGTAAATGGGTTTGACGGATTTACACCATCTGTTTTGACACAAGCTATTGGGTATAGTATAACTGTAGTAACAACAGACACTTACACTTTTAGTGCTAATGGTCAAACAGCAACAACTGGAGGCATAAAAGGTGGCGGTGTTAATGCAACAGCAGGACCAGTGAGTGTGACACCATGAGTTTTACATACGCACAATTAAAGACAGCAATACAAGATTATACAGACAACGCTGAAACCACGTTTGTTAATCATTTAAATGATTTTATAAAAGCATCTGAAGAAAAAATATTAAAATCTGTTGATTTAGATTATTTTAGAAAAAATGTAACAAGTACATTGACTTCATCTGATCAGTATCTAACAGTCCCTACAGATTATTTAGCATCTTTTTCATTGCAAATTACAACTTCTGGTTCAGAAAGTTTTCTTCTACAAAAAGATGTGAACTATTTAAGAGAGTACACACCTGCTGCTTCGACGACTGGCTTACCTAAATATTACGCAAGATTCGACGAAAACAATTTTATATTGGCACCCACTCCAGACAGTAATTACACGATTGAACTACATTATTTTTACAGGCCTGCTAGTCTTACGGCTGGAGCAGACAGTGGTACAACTTGGTTAAGCACAAATGCACCATATGCTTTACTTTACGGATCACTTATAGAGGCGTATACTTTTATGAAAGGTGAGCCTGATGTTATACAAAATTATACAAATTTGTATATGCAGTATTTAGAAAGAGTTAAAGATCTTGGAGAAGCAAGAGAAAACACAGATGGTTACAGAGTTGGTCTACCATCAAGACCGAGAACATAGGAGTAAAAGATGGCAACAGCAAATGCAGCAACGAATTATTTAGAAAGAAGATTATTACATTTTATATTTAAAAATAATTCTCTTTCGTTTAGCTCACCAGGCGACAGTATTTATGTAGGACTTGCAACAGCCGTAAGTGCAGCAGAAACTGGGTCAGTAACGGAAGCAACCTTTACAAATTATGCTAGAGTACAAGTGGCAGCCTCTGGGTGGACAACAATAGGATCAGATTCAACAGATACACAAACTGCAACAAACGCATCTAACATTGAGTTTCCAGCAAGTGGTGGAACAGATAACACCATAACACATGTGTTTATTGCAGATGCTTCTAGCAGTGGTAATATACTTTTTGTTGGAGCATTGGATGCAAGTAAGACAATAGCAAGTGGTGATATATTTAGAATTAATGCAGGGAACTTAACAATAGAGCTTAAATAATGGCATTAGTAATATCAGATAGAATAAAGGAAACAACAACCACAACTGGTACTGGCACATATACCCTTGCTGGCGCAGTAACTGGTTTTGAAACTTTTACTGCTAATTTAAGTAATTCTGATACAACATACTATGCTTGTACTGATGGTACTGATTTTGAGGTGGGTTTAGGAACATTTACATCTTCCGGAACAACACTTGCTAGAACTACTATTTTATCAAGCTCTAACTCTAATAATGAAGTTAACTGGTCATCTGGAACAAGAACTGTATTTTGCACATTACCAGCCGCTAAAACTGTTTTTTTAGATGCTAGTGGCAATATAGTTGCTGCAAATGGTAGTAATTTAACAGCTTTAAATGCTTCTAATTTAGCTAGTGGTACAGTTCCAAATGCAAGACTAGATGCAGAATTACAAGCATTAGCTGGATTAACATCCGCCGCAGATAAGGGCATCCAGTTTACTGGGTCTGGTAGTGCTGGAACTTATGATTTAACGGCTGCTGGTAAAGCATTACTTGATGATGCAAATGCTTCTGCGCAAAGAACGACTTTAGGTTTAGGAACGGCAGCAGTTGCAGCTACTGGTATATCTAATGGCAATGTGCCAGTGTTCACCTCTGGTGTAGCCGATAATGATTTTTTAAGAGTTGATGGCACAAGTATAGAGGGAAGAAGCGCTAGTGAACTTGCTAGTGATATTGGTGCTGCAACAACGGCAGATATAATAAGTTTATCAATAGCGTTAGGATAATGATATGGCAAATACATTTAAGTTAGCAAGTAAAGCAGGAGTAACAAGTGCAGATGTAATCTACACAGTAGCTAGTAGCACAACAACGATTGTCTTAGGCTTGATGATAGGCAATACAACAACAAGTCAAATTACAGTTACAGTAAGTTTAGTTTCAGATACTGCAAACAGAACAAATGCTAATGATGAAGTTAACCAAACAGTCGAGCTGGTAACCAATGCACCCATACCAGCAGGTTCATCATTAGAACTTTTAGCAGGTAACAAAGTTGTGATGGAGGCTACAGATAATATAACAGTGACAGCTACTGGTGCAGCAGATGTTGCTTTATCTATATTGGAGATCACCTAATGCCTTTTATTGGTAATGACATATCAAGAGCTTTTGAAAGTATGCCAACTAGGCAAGAGTTTAGTGGCGATGGCAGCACAACGACTTTCACATTAAATCAAACTGTAAGTTCACCACAAGAGATTGTTGTATCTGTGGATGGTGTGGTGCAAGAACCAACTGGAGCTTATACAGTGCCAGATGGAACAACTTTAACCTTTACTGCTGCACCAAGCAATAACTCTGGTAATAATATATTCGTTATGTTTTTTGGCAGAACTTTTGGAACAATTACACCTGCCGCAGAGAATAAAGGTAATTTTAAATCTGGTGGTATATTTAGAACTAACGCACAAAGTTTAACTTCTGATGTGACCATACTTGCTACAGAAAACGCACAAGTTACAGGTCCACTAACA